CCCGGTAAAATTCCTGGCTGCCCTGCTTAAACAGTTCAATAGTTCCATGCTGCTTAATATTGGCCTTAAGGTCGGCCAGGGTTTCGGCCATAAATACCAGTTCTTCTACCAGTCTGGCCGCTACTATCTGCTTTTCCTGTGGTACCAGGTCTACCAGGTCATTAAGTTTCTTTATGTTTGCCTTAGTCATTGAATATTACCCCATTTACTAAGTAAATCCAGTAAGTTTAGTTTATTCCATTTACCCCCGGGTCTATGGAACCCTGGAGCCGGGAAAAGAAAACTCCCGCCACCGGTGCCCAGGGCATCGTTAAAAATCTGCACCCCGGGCGGGGTTGGTGGCTTTACGAAATGCCTAGCAGTATATGCGCTGCGGGTTTTGGAGGTCGCAAGGGTGGCAGCCTGGTAGTTACTCCACTTTCCAGGCGGCTAACTATCCGGATTAGCTAGCCTGTCTTAGTCCAGGTCTGGAAATCTAGGTAATGACACCGGCAGCCCCGCAGTAGGTGAAGAGGAAAGAACCCACAGTAGGTAGAAATCAGAAACGCAGTTAAAGCCCTGCTGTGGTAACTTGTAAAGCCTTGCTGCGTTCGCTGTCGGCAAGGAACCCTTAAGGAACCTGGCACCCTTGCTGTTATGCTTTGCTTTCCTGCTAGGCACTTCGTAAAACCACTAACACTTAACCAGGTTGCCGCTGCCATCAAACTTAAGCCCTGCCCTGGTATTACTACCGCTGTGGTGTTCTTCGTTGTGGCAGGTCTGGCATAGTGCTTCTAGGTTTGCCCAGTCGTAAAGTATGTTAGGGTCTGTAACATTACTGGGGTTTATGTAGGTCTTATGGTGTACGATTTTAGCGGGTGCGCCGCAGCGTTCGCAGATATAATTTACACTGGCCAGGTATGCCGCCTTAGTCTGGTGCCACCTTGCCCCTGCATATACTGCCTTTGAATAATCCTTAGCCATAAAACCTACACCCCGCTTATTTAGTTTTCTAACGTCCTGGCAATAAGGGTAATGCTTTTAAGTAAGCTGTCTATTACCCTTTGCAGCTTGTCCGTGTCTGCCCCTTCCGGGTAATACCACAGGCGTAACAGGAAGCCGGTGCAGGTGTCTACTACCGGGTAGTTGTCCTGCTGTTCTTCCGGCAGTCCTGTTGCGTTTTCGATATAAGCAGGCACGGCAGCCAGTAAGCCGTTTACTACCTGGTAATCTTCGGTTGTACCGTCCAGGCGCAATACTGTAAATGCTTCGTTAACTGTCATGCCGCACCCCCGTTAGTTAGGCAGTAGCCTTGCTAAGTTTTACAAAGGCTTCCGGTACAATCGGCTTGCAGTCTGCTACCGCAAGTGCCCTGTAGTCTACCAGGCCATACTTAAAGCTGCTTTCCCGGCTGCTTTCGATAGCCACGCCACCGGGCAGGTTATAAGCCATATACTTAAAGTTGCCCAGGTATGCGGTATTATCTGCGATGTTATCATCAATAACCACCGGGAAGCCCAGGATTTTACCGATGCTTTCATCCTTCGGGTCTGCAATAAAGATAGGCCGCTGTGCCCCGTCAAGCATCCCGTAAAAGACGTTATACAGGGTGGCGTTATTCATAGCCCACTTAGCACCCTGGCTGTAGCCACGCTTAAGCAGTGCCACGGTTTCTACTACCTTAGCGTAGGTAATGGAAGCGTTAGCCGCTACCTGTACATGGTTCTTACTGGTTCCGCTAGTAGCCCAGGTAATGCCGCTTTCCAGGCCGGTACCCTGTGCGGTGCCGCTGCCGTTAACCAGGGCATAACCGATAGTTTCCATTACGCAGGCTGCCAGTTCGTCCGTAATGTAGCTTTCAAAGGCTGCAATAGACATAGTGCGGGTAGCTGCGGAAATGCTGAAAACCTTAAGGATTTCGTAGGCACCAAAGGTAATACCCACAGTGGTAAGGGCTTCACTGTCCACCTTAGCACCTTCTACGTGCCAGGCCGCCTTAGCCGCAGGGGTAGCCACCGGTACTACGATATTAGCCGGCATAGCAAATGCCCTAACTTCACCGATAAGGCCACCCATAGTACGGGCTTTCTTAATCACTTCGTTAAGGGTCTGGGTAGGAATAACCGCAGCACTGGAAGAAAGGGTATTAAAAGCATCTGTCCTTTTTTCGGCCATGGCCTTATTAAATACAGCCTTTTCCACCTGGGTAAGTTCCTGGCCTAACAGGTTCTTAAAAAATGCGCTGCGATATTCGGCACTGCCGTAAATATCACCCTGGACATTACCGGCAGGGGCAAACTGCATACCAGTAACAGGGTTAAGGCCTGCTGCCGGCTGTGCGCTGCGCTGTTCGGCCTTGTTAGCCTTAGCCTGGTTAAGGCCGTCCACTTCGATATTAAGGGCGTTAAGGTCTGCCTGCGGGTCTGCCGCTTCCACCTTAATAGCCGCTGCCCTGGCTTCGATTTCTTCCAGGGTCTTACCGTTCCAGTAGTTAAATGCTTCCGCAATAGTGTTAAATTTCATGGTTAAATCACCTTTCTAAGTAAAATCTGATTGCAGGCACTAATAATAGCCCTGCGGGTTTCTGTGTCCTGCATTTCTGCCCTGGCTTCCACACTGGTAGTAGGGTATGCAGGGAAGTTAACCACGCTGCACTCCATAACCTTTTCTATTCTGTGAATAGTGCGGGTATTCGTTGCAGGGTCGTAACTGTCTCCACCTGTGGGCACCTTAAAGGCAAAGGACATATTAGAAAGGTCGCCCCGCTGCACTGCGGTATATACTTCTTTTGCGCTTTCCGTGTCCGGTAATGTAGCCTTAAACTGTAAGCCTGCCGGCGTTAGTTCTAGCTGCATTGTCTTAGGTGTCCGGGCAAGTGGTACCCGGTTTACGTCATGGTTAAGCATTAGTCTAACGTCCGAAAGGTCGGCGTTATCCAGTGCCCCACGTTCTATAACTTCGATATACTGCCCTGCCGGGTCGTTTATCGTTGTGGGCGTGTCGTAAACTATGGCCACACCCTGTAAAATAAGGGCTTTGCTATCACCTGCCGGCTGTGCTGCCCGTATTTCCGCTAGTCTTATTTCTTTCATGTTTAGGCTTCCTTCCCTGGCCTTTAAACCGGTCGTTAATGCCGTGTTTGGCCATTTTAAGCAGTCCTGGTACTTTGCTAAGGTCATCTGTAAAAACGCTTACTACAATGCTGTTAGCATCGTCTACAATATCGGCCGCTACTGTGGTTTCCTGGCCATCAGATACAGTTATAACGTAGCTGATTTTTCCAGGGGTTCCGGTTGCCGGCGTGTACTGTAGGATATTGGCTTTGCTTTCCATCTTTTCTACATCCATGCTGTAGCTTCCTTTCTTCCAGGCAGTCGCACCGTTCGCCTGGGTCTAAATTGCACCCACAGAAAGGGCAGGTAGTGTAATAAGTTCTACGGTTCATAGGTTCGCATATTCCACCCTTCTATAGCTGTATTGCAGGCCGGGTTATTCCACCCTGCGGCTGCCGGTTCTTCCTGGCTTGTAGTGGTCTTTCCGGTAGCCCCGCATATTTCGCACTTCACGAAAACAAAATAGCTGCGGGTTTTGTAGCTGTAGTTTGCATTAAGCAGGGCTGTACCCCCACAGTGTGGGCAGGGTTTAATATGGTCAGTTGTCGCCATCCTTGCCCCCGTCCTGGCCTACCTGGTAGGTGTTGGCCTTGTCGGCATCCACTACGTTAAGGGTCTGGAAGCGTTTGTTACCCCCGTCCGCATCCGGGATAGCACCCAGGTTAAGAATTTCCCTACATTCGTTTACAGTAAGCAGGCCGTAGGGCATCAGTTCTTTAATAAGGCTTACCTTAGTGGCGTTGCTGCTAAACTGTAGGCGGCTGCTTTCAAAAATAACGGTATTACCGAAAGCTATTTCCCGTTCTGTAAACAGTTTGCGGGTAAATTCTAGGCCTAACTGTAAGGCCACCGGTTCTATAGTGCTTTCGTAAAAGCTAGCCCATTCGTTTTCTGTGTAGCTGCTATTTACAATGCTTTCCGATACCCCCAGGTAGTCGTAAATCTTACTTTTCACGGCCTTAAGCTGTTCTGCATCAATGGTAGCCGGTTTGCTTTCTATCGGCGTGTACTCCATTTTTTGGTCTGTCGCCACCACGCCACCATCATTAGAAATACTTAAGTAATCAGCTATAAAGGCTTCCTTTTCTTCCTTCAGCTTTTCCGGTGCCATAATCTGGGTAAAATGGATAATACCCCGGATGTTAGCACCGGCCTTAATGCCGTTTACTATGCCCTGGTTCTGGGTGTCGGCCAGTTCTAAGGCCGGGTACAGTGCTGCGTTATCATCCCCCAGTAGGTCGTTACTGTTGAAGTTTCGCCGCAGGTGTATAACGTCCCTGTAATCAGCTATAAACTGGCTGCCGTTCCGAAACTGGAACCGGGCATAAAGGTTGCCGGCAGCATCCGTTAAAAAGTCCACCTGGGTAGGGTTCAAAGGGTAAAAGCCCTGGATTTCTGCCCCGTCCCGCTGAATAAGCAGGAAGCCGTTATTATACAGGTAGTAGTGCGTTACCACCTTATACAGCATATCGTAGGCGTTCATATACCTATTAGGCTGCACCTGTAGCAGTCTGTTTACCTTATCGGTGGCCGGTTTCTTCACTTCCCCGGTTTGGATAATATGGCAGCCTTTCAGCTTTGCAGCGTTCCGGGCTATGGCATCCACCGCAGCCCTGTAAATATCATTTTCGTAGGCGTTGCCGCCCCACTGGGTAAAGGCAGCGTTACCGCTTAGTAATTCCACAGGGGTAGCACTGGCAGCCACGGCCTGGGGCTTACGCTTAAAAAATCTGTCTAGTAAAGCCATTCACTTAACGCCTTTCTGTAGTATCGAAATAACCGGCTTCCGGTACTTCCGGGTAAATAACTGTAATTCTGCGGCCGTTGATAATATGCGCTTGCTGCTTATCCTGGCTTACTATGCGGTAAAACCCTGGCATAGACTGCACCGGGCTAATGTAGACGTTATAGTAAAATTCGTGCATATCTGTAGCCACTTCCTTAACAAACATGGTGCCGGTTCCTTTCTGTAAATCCAATTTACCTAGTTTACTGAATTATACCACTTTTACCCGGTAAAGTCAATGTATTGTAGTTTACTGAATTTACACAACAAAATAGGGTACACCCAGTTTATAAGGCATACCCTGTAAATGGTTCTTATTGAGTTGTAGCCGGTTTATGCAGTAAAGGGGTTGTCTACATCGTCCACCGGTGTAAAGTCTGTGTCCGGGTAAAATGTATCATACTGCGGCCAGTAGTTAAACCCACAGGTATAGTTAGCCCTGCCGTAACGGTTCTTAAGGCAGCATAATTCTATAGCCCTGGGCACTGCGGCCTTAGCTTCCTTAACCTTTTGCCGCTTTTCGTTTATCTTCTTATCCTTATCAAAAATTTCATCGTGCATTACTTGCAGCTGTAAGCCCCATACTACGTCTGCGGTATATTCTATGCCGCCGCTTTCCTTGAAACTTTCAAAGTCAATCTGTGTTAGGTAGTTCTGCCGGTTAAGGCTGCATATTGCAATTACTACCAGGTTGCACCTGCTTTGAAATGCCTTAAGTTCGTGTACTATGTGGTCTATACTGGTTTTGGTGTCCATCGGCCGGCCGTTCACCGTAGACGGGGTTATAATCTGCATATAGTCTATGAAAACCACAGGCCTTACCTGGTTAGCTTTCATGTAGGCCAGGCAGTGGCTTTCTATTTCTTCTATGGTGCAGTTAAAGTTAGCATCCAGGATGCTTAACCGGTTGCCTACTTCCTGGGCATAACCTTCTAACTGTTCCTGGAAGCCCTGCCCCGCAGCCAGTCCCCGCCTTATATCTATGCTGCTTTTACATTCTTCCTGCCGTTCGGTTCCGTAGTAGGTCTTAAACATCCTACGGGCTACACTTTTACTAACCAGTTCTAATTTATTCTGTTCCAGGCTGAAATATAAAACTTCATCCCCGGCACTGGCCAGGTAGTCGGCCATCTGGTGGGCAAAGGTCGTTTTACCCAGGGAAGAAATAGCACCCAGGACATATAAGCCAGGGTAAAGGCTTTGCACTGCATCCATATTGCTATAGCCTGTTTTCCTGTCCTTGTACTTAGTAAACCGGTCTATATCGGCCGTAAATGCCCCACTTTCGATA